TGAACGATGGGCGGCGCGGTCTTGTAACGACGCTGGATAAACGGCGATTTGAGCGCGTCCATACCGTTGAGATTGCCAGAAAGCAGCATTCCGAGGCGCTTGATATACGAGCCAACGGGCACGGGATCAGGCTTCTTGGCGGTGCCATCAGGTGCAAGGATCGGATTTTCCGACCAAGCCACTGGTTCCAATGTTCCGACTAGCACAGGTTCGGTTGATGCCTTCTTTGCCCGCTCAGGGGCTGCGCACATTAAGATGGGTGCGCTCCACGCCACGACGGCCACGGACCAAACATTTAGCGCCCACAACGTCACCACCGGCACGGGCGCAAGCCTTACCCTCGCGGGTGGCACTGGAAGCGTTGCTGGTGGGGTCTTGAATCTTGCGACATCTGCCACCACCGGAGCGCCTACAACGCATATCCAGATCAAAGCCTCGGGTGTGGTCAACTTTGCCTCTGCGGCAGTCGTTACTGAGACCGTCGTATCTGACCGAACTCTCGCCATCGAGGTTGGCGGCACCACTTACAAAATCTGTCTCAAAGCCTGATGAAACACACAATCGACACCACCGCAAAGCAGGAGGCCGGGCTTGTTTCGCTGACCGACAAATACAACGCCAGTCAGAAGACTCCACTCACGCCAACGGAGTATCTGTCCACCGTCGTTCTCGGGCTTCTCAACGAGGAGGTTGCCCGTGTGGATGAGGACGATCTTTCCGCCATCACCACCAAACTGCGCGCCGCCAGCAAAGCCAAGCGTGACCAAGTGAAAGCCGTCCTGCCATGACGCCCGAACTCCTCAAAGCCGCAATCCAAGAAGCCCTTCAAGCGCAGTTCAACGCAGGAGCCGCCGTCACTCGATTGAGTATGATTTTCGATGCGCTTCATCCGGCTCCGCCAGAGACGCCACCAGAACCAGAACCACAAGCCGAAGCATGAACCGCCCGCGCACCATTCACTATCGCATCCAGCGCGAGGGCATGACGCCCGCGCAGGTGGAATGTGTGGAATGGGCAATCCGCGAGTGGAAATCAGCGATGCACGGATGGCTTGCCATCACGGAAGATCACGCTTTTGCTGACTGGCAATTTTCATTCTCACAGCATCCAAACTACCCGGCCAAGATTGCGCGATGTGACCACATCTCCGACACCGCGAAGATGATCACCTTCGATCCTCGCGAACGGTGGGCGGTGACAGGATGGGCGCGATTCTGGGGCGCTGGCTCATGCCTCCGCACCTATGCGCTGCATGAGATTGGTCACGCCATCGGGCTACGCCATAGCGAGAACGTCAACTCACTAATGCATCCGAAGCCGGTCAACACCCGCATTGATGCGGAGTGCCAGCGGGATGCGCTCGCCATCCTCTCAAACCTATGACGCCAGAACAACTCCTCCTCACCGCCTTTTCTGGCATCCTATCGTTTCTCGGCTACGTTCTGAAACTGCTCTGGTCGAAGTCTGAGGCCTGCGAAAAGTGGCGCGCTGAAAAGGAGCCTGTCATTATGGCGATGGCGCAGAAACTTGGCATCGCAGAGGCAACGACGACTATCGTCAACTCATGCTCGGTTCAAGGATGCCCATTCAAGGGCAAGCTAGATACAAGCTACAGCCTCACACCCGAGAAAGAATCACCGCCTCCATGAAACTCTCCGCCCTCGCCATCGCCCTCGCTCTCACGTCCTGCACCACGACCACCACAACGGCCCCAGACGGCACCGTGACGAAGGTTGAAGGTGTGGACAAGGACGCTCTCGCCGCAGCGCAGGCAACGGCTCTGCTGCTCGCTGAACGCAACTCCGGCAAGTAATCCGCCATGACTCCCTACGAACGCTTCCAGAGATGGTTCACTTGGATTCTCAAGTGGGAGGGCGTCGTTTTCGAGAATGATCCCGACGATCCAGGGGGCGCGACGAAGTTCGGCATCGACCAGCGAAGCCATCCAAAGGAAAACATCCGCAACCTCACCCGCGAACGTGCGGCGGAAATCTACTGGTCCGAATACTGGACGAAGTGCCGCGCTCATGAGATGCCGCTAAAGGTCGGTGAAGTTGTGGCAAACATCGCCGTTAACGCCGGTCATGGCCGCGCCTCTCGCTGGCTGCAATCCATCGTTGGCACCGTTCCAGATGGCGTCATCGGCAAGGCTACGTTGGAGGCTGTGAACCGTTGGAATCCTGACAAGTTGGCGAGCGCGCTTTTGGATCGCACAGAGACGCACTATCGGAGCATTGCAAAGGGCAAGCTTTCCAAGTATTTGACTGGCTGGCTGAACCGCAACAATGACCTGCGGAAGTTGATCGCGTGACAACACCAACCGGCACAGAGTCGCGAGTCTGCCAAGACATCGCAGAGCGGCAGCAAAAGGGCATTGCCAAGTATGGGACGACTGTGGAAGCGAACCCGCTCACTCATCGCCAATGGTTAGAGCACGCCTATGAAGAGGCGTTAGACTTGGCTGTTTATCTCAAACGTGCGATGGAGGAGATGGACAAGTGACTGGCTGGGAAAAGATCGCCGCGCATTTCAACGCTTCTGCCAAGTGCCGACGCCGCAGGGAATCAAAGCCGCAAGTGAGCTATGAGCCGGGATGCCTAACGATAGGCTGCGAGCATCCATCCTGCGCGTGCCGGATGAATCTGCACGGTGACGAAAAGCCGACGCTCACGGAAATATTGAAGGAGTGGCAGGAAAGGCACGGATAAAATAATTTCCATTTTCCACTTGTGTAAGTTTCTATCGTGTGAAAAGATGTCGTGTCATCACGACATCATCACATGAAAATCAAATACAACGCAGGCTTTCACGGTTACGACAACAACGGATTTCCCGTCATCACGGATGAATCTGGCGCGGCTAAGTTCAAAAACAAAAACGACGCGCTAATGCAAGTTGCTCATGACGGAGACCAGTTTGGATTCTGGAATGGCGGTTTTCAGATCGTGTAATCACTCAACGGGGGCCGCATCCTACACGCGCAATCATCATGACCACCAAGACCCTAAAAATCAGCGAGTCCATCCACTCGCAGCTCCGCGTTAGCGCGGCTCAACAAAAGCAGTCTCTGCAATCGCTCGCGGAGTCGTTCATCACATCTGGCCTCGCTTCGCTTCTCAAGCGCAAGCAAGCCACCACCGGGAATCCTCTGCGCATTCGGAAGGAGAAGCCATGAGCGACACTCAACTCCTCGACTTCCTCGAATCGCTTTTCACTGGCAAGTTCCGCGAATCGCTTTTCTTCGCTCACGATCTCCAAACGTTTTCAGGCGTGCGGCAGATGATTAACCTCGACATCCGCTCTCAGTCTGGATGCGTCCATCGTGCCGGAACGGTGCGCGGCGCTATCAAACTGGCGATTGAGGAAGCCGCTGCACGAAAGGAGGAGTCATGAAAACACCCAGAAAATTCTACCCAGTCCCGCCACGCAATCCCGCGCTTGATCAGTTCCGTGGCCGCCAATGGAGCGAGTCTGCATTCTTCCCCGCAGCGCCACGACTCCGCCGCGTTGCTCGCAAGTTCCGGCCTTCGGGCAAGGTGTTCGTGATCACTCGCGACACTCGAAACTTCCTCGTCGTCGCATCTGACGTGATCGCCGCAGACAACCGCGTTTCCATTCTCTACCCATGAAACTCGGCCTCGCCATCACCATAGCCATCCACCTTCCCTTCATCATCTACGCTCTCACCAAATGAACAACGACTTCACCCCTTGGCTTGACGCTCTTGGCACCCGCGAAAAGCATCGCCGCGAGTTCTTCACCAAAGTATTCGCCGTGATCGCCTCGCACGGATTCACCCTGGAGAATCCCAACGCCATCGAAGGCGGCTATCGCCTCTCGTTCAAGCGTGGCGATTGCTGGATCATCGCTGACCGCTACTCATCGTTTCCGGTCGCTGGCGAGACTCCCGGCATTCACCTCTACGACGAGACGCATTCATGGGAAGCCAGCTTCACGGCATATACGCCGATGCACATCGTCATTGAAGCCATCAACGCACTCGCCGCAGATGAATAACCTCTCCGCCTTCAAATTCCGCAGCGGCAATCAAGACCGCGTCACGGACAACCGCGCGCAGTTCGCCATGCGACTACAAGATCACAACTCTCCCCGCCAGCGCAGGCTTGCGGCTCAACGCAAACACCTCATCGCAACCCATCACGCCATCATCTCCGAAGTCCTCGGCTTCGTTATCCTCGCACTCCTCGTCATTCTCTTCTTCTTCATCTAACCCCACATCATGATCATCCGCATCACACTCAAAGACCCTGACGGCGTTTACGAATCCATTCAAGCCGCCGCAGAAGAAAGCCTCCGCGCTGTCGAAGGGCTGGAAGAGGAAGAGTCTGACAGCCTCATCGAAGCCCGTCACGAGCGCATCGCTGAATCCCTCAAGCCTTGGATCGAGTTTGGCGAATACGTCCGCCTTGAAATCGACACCGAAAAGAAAACCGCAACCGTCATCACTAACCAGTAATCCCATGAGCAATCAACTCGCCACACTGAAACAAACTCTCTCCGGCCCCGCGATGCGCGAACAGTTCGCCCGCGCACTGCCGAAACATCTCAGCCCTGAACGCTTCTGCCGCATCGCAATCACGGCGCTCACCCGCACGCCAAAGCTGGCGGACTGCACGCAGGAGTCGATGATGAAGTGCCTTCTCGACCTCTCCGCATTCGGACTCGAACCGGACGGTAGGCGCGCGCACCTCATTCCCTACAAGGACCAATGCACGCTCGTCATTGACTGGAAGGGTCTGGCTGAACTGGCGATGCGCTCCGGCATCATCGCCAAACTTCATGCGGATGTCGTCTGTGAAAATGACGAGTTCGAGTTCAATCTCGGCGAGGTGAAATGCCACAAGATCGACTTCCGCAAACCTCGCGGCGAAGTCTATGCTGCCTATGCTCTCGCACAGACCAAGACGGGCGAGGTGTTCGCCTGCGTGCTGAGCAAGGATGAGGTGGACTCAGTCCGCAAACGCTCCCGCGCTGGCACGTCCGGCCCGTGGGTTTCCGATTACAACGAGATGGCAAAGAAGACCGCCTTCCGCCGCCTCTCGAAGTGGCTCCCGCTCTCCGCCGAGTTCCGCGATGCGCAGGAACGTGACGACGAGGAAATTGAACCCCGCGATGTAACGCCACCACGCGCCGAGTCCTCCCCACTCTTCAAGAATCTCGCGCCCACCGCGCAGACTGCCGCCTCTCCTGCATCCATTGGAGATGGGGAGCAGGCATCACCCAACGAGGCGGCAGAATCCCTTTTGATCGACACGGAGCCGGTTTCGCTCGCGGATCAACTCGCCGCGAAGCTCTCCGCCGCTGGCCTGAAATGGTCCGACGTGCTTGCGAAGCTCCAGGAGTCAGGCATGGGTGGCGACACGTTCACGTCCCTCGAATCCGCCGACGAGGTGACTCTGCGTGACGCGCTGGAGCACTTCCCCGGCATCGCGAAAGCTCTAGGCGGAAAGGGGGGCAAGTAAGATGGACCTTCAACCATTTTGCAGCGTGGACGGAACGCGCGCCAGTCTCATGACTCCATGGGTTTTCAACGGCTGGCAATACGCCACCGACGGGCGGATTTGCATCCGCATCAAAACCGACGAGATGGACGACTCAAACGAGCCTTACAAGCGGCCTGACGCGTCCATGCTCTTCAAGGATTTCAACGTGGAAGGATTGGAGTCTTTCGAGATTCCAACTCTCGACGGCGTGATTCTGCACGAATGCGAAGACTGCGACGGCACAGGTGAGCAGACATGCGACATGGGTCACAAACACGAATGCCCCGAATGTGACGACGGCACTTTTGAGGAATGGCCAAAAAAGGAAATTGGCGGGCATCTTTTCTCGGAGCGCTTTCTTTCCAAAATGACCGCGCTGCCGGGGCTGAAATTCTTCCCTTCCGTTACGACTTGGGATGAGGGCAAGCCAGCGCATCCGGCATTCTTCACCTTCGACAACGGCCAAGGTCTCCTCATGCCGATCAGAAAGGGGGAGGCGTGAGCACTTACTCAAACCCGTTCGCTCACGTCCCCAGCGCCTCGAAGCTGCATCGCATCATGAATTGCCCAGCCTCTCACAAGGCCGAGCAAGCCGCAGGCGACGTGCCGGAAGACACCCGAGACGCTGATGAAGGTCAGGACGTTCACGGCGTTCTCTCCGACGACCTCAGCGCCGACGAGGTGAGCTATTCAGCCGCGCAGACTGCGGAGATGTGCGAGGCGCAGGTTCAGCAACTCCTGCGCGAATGGCCCGAATGCTTCGAGGAGCCTCGCGGTTACATGGAAATCCGTTACGGGCTGACTGACATCGGCACCGTTATGGAAGTCCATGAGGGCACGAAGGCGAAGTTCGTTTTCACCGGGCAGCTCGATAGGCTTTATGTCTGCGGCCCTCACGGTATCCTGTTTGATTTCAAAGCGCTCTTCGGAAAGCACGCTGGCGCGCTCGAAAATCCGCAATTGATGGGACTCGGTGTTTTGGTTGCGAAGCGTCACAAACTTACGTCCCTGCGCGTGGCACTCGTTCAGCCGTGGAAGGGCAAGCCAACGGTGGCGGATTACTCGCCCGCAGGTCTAGCGATGGCGGAGGCTTGGCTTTACAGCGTGCTCGAAAAAGAACGCGAGGCCGAGCCGGAAGATCGCCGAGTTGGGGATCACTGCAAATACTGCCGCGCTCGCTTCAACTGCGACACTTACATATCGCATAACATCAACTCTCTTGACGTGGTTCAAGCTGAGACTCTGCCCGCTGATTCAAAAGCTCGTTTTGCCGAGATGTCATTTCGCTTTGAGCAGATGTCACCCGAGAAAATGAAGCGCGTCGCTGAGGATGTTATCCCTTTAATGGGTGGCTTTATTGCCTCATTCAATGCCGTCTATAAAAAGCGCGTTGGCGATGGTGAAATACCAGGGCGCGCACTGCGTGAGAAATCAGGCCGTCGCAAGATTGCCGATGTCGGCACGGCCTACGAGCGCGCTGCCGCTCATGGCGTCACTGCGGAGGCGTTCGCAGCCAAGTGTTCCCTCAGTCTGAAAGGGCTTAACGAGGCTCTCAAAGATGCGACAAAGGCCAAAGGAAAGGCGCTAGAAGCCATTGCGGACGAAGTTCTGCATGGTATCTGCGACACGGGAAAGCCCACTTTCGAAGTCGTGGAAATCGCGGCTCTCAACGAGTAAATCATCACACATCATCACCAATGCAAATCGACTACGATGCGTTCATCACGCAGAAAACTAAACGATTCGAGTCTCACGGATTCGAGCCGCTACCACTCATCACGCCAGCTTTTGACTGGCAAGCGCACGTCATTCAATGGGCAGTCCGCAAGGGGCGTGCTGCTCTTTTTGAAGACTGCGGACTTGGCAAGACTCTCCAGCAGCTTGAATGGGCATCGCAGGTTTACATTAAAACCGGCGGCAGCGTGATCATTCTCACGCCGCTCGCCGTCGCTCATCAAACGGCCAAGGAAGCTGCAAAGTTTGGACTCGTCGCAACCGTGGCAGAGTCACAAGCGGATGTCACATCACCCGGCATCTGGATCACGAATTACGAGAAGCTCGAACACTTCGACGCGTCCGCATTCGTTGGTGTCGTTCTCGATGAATCTTCCATCCTGAAAAACTTCACCGGCAAGATGCGCAAGATGCTGACTGAGAAATTCAGCCAGACTCCGTATCGGCTTTGCTGCACGGCTACACCGTCGCCAAACGATTACACCGAGTTCGGCCAGCACGCTGATTTTCTCGGCGTTTGCTCGCCCGCTCAGATGCTCGCCACGTTCTTCCTGAATGACACGTTCAACACTGGCGACTGGCGTTTAAAGAAACATGCCGAGGCCGAGTTCTGGGCGTGGCTTGCATCGTGGGCCGCATGCGTTTCTAAACCCTCCGACATCGGCTTTTCAGATGACGGATACATCCTGCCGCCGCTGAATATGCACAGCATCACGGTTAATGTGGACTGGACGGAAGGCGCGAAAGATGGCGAACTATTCCGCGCTCCTACACTCAGCGCCACAACGATGCACGAAGAGATGCGGATGACATCGCAATCACGCGCTGAGAAGGTTGCTGAGTTGGTCAATGGATCAACTGAGTCATGGATCGTCTGGTGCAACACGAATGACGAATCCGAGAAGCTGGCAAAGCTCATTCCTGACGCTGTGGAGATTAAAGGCTCCGACACTGCCAAGAAAAAGGAGCAAGCCGCAGATGATTTCGTGAGCGGGAAGCTTCGCGTTCTGGTTAGTAAGAGTGGGATTTTTGGCTTCGGGATGAATTGGCAACACTGCCGCAACGTGGCCTTTGTCGGGCTGTCTTACTCATTCGAGAGTTTTTATCAGGCTCTTCGCAGGTCATACCGTTTCGGCCAAACGCACGAGGTCAACGCATACATCGTCAACGCCGCCACTGAGGGGGCCATCATCAAGAACGTCACAGAGAAGATCAACCAGCACAAAGCGATGCAGGAGAAAATGAAGCTCGCCGCGTCCGCATTCCAATCACAACAGAAAAACCTCACCATGAAAACAGACATCACAACAGCAGTCGGCAGCGGCTGGCAACTCCATCACGGCGACTGTGTTCGCGTCATTCGCGAGATTGAAAGCGAGTCCATCGACTTCTCAGTCTTCTCGCCGCCGTTCGCTGACTTGTTCACATACTCGAACGATCTGCAAGACATGGGCAACTGCTCCGATATGGAGGAGTTCATGGGTCACTTCGGCATCCTGATTGACGAGCTTTTTCGCGTGATGAAGGAGGGGCGCATCGTCGCTGTTCACTGCGTCGATCTACTTTCAACGATGAGCAAGCATGGCAAGATCGAGTTCCAGGATTTCAGCGGTGAAATCAAAGATGCGTTTCGCGCTCGCGGCTTCCTTTTTCATTGCCCCATCACCATTTGGAAATCTCCAGTCACTGAGATGCAACGCACGAAGGCACACGGACTACTCTATAAGACGCTCAAGTCTGACAGTTGCAAATCTCGCGTTGGTTGCGCTGACTACCTGCTCGCATTCCGCAAGCCTGGTGAGAATCAGGAGCCGGTGACGAAAGACCCAAACAAGTATCCGGTGGACTGGTGGCAGGAGGTCGCATCGCCCGTGTGGATGACGGTAGATCAGGGCCGCGTCTTGAATAAAGACGGCGCGAGGGATAGCGCAGACGAGCGCCATATCTGCCCGCTACAACTCGATGTGATCGAGCGCGCCGTTGAGCTTTGGAGCAATCCCGGCGACTTGGTTTATTCGCCGTTTACCGGCATCGGCAGCGAGGGCGTCGGCGCGCTGACTTTGGATCGCCGATTCATCGGCTCCGAACTCAAGGAGTCGTATTTCAATCAAGCGCGGCAGAATCTGGCGAATGCGAAAGCTCAACTCACGCTTTTCTAATGAATCAAATCACCATCGTTTTCCCCATCCCATCCTCAAAGCTCGCGCAGAACGGGCGGAGTCACTGGCGGCAAAAGGCGAAGCTCACCAAGCAGACGCGGCTTTCAGCCTGCTACCTAGCATTGTGCGCACTCAAGATGATGAACGCGGAGCCGCCTCGCTGGCAGAAAGCATCCTGCAAAGTCGCTGCATTCTTCCCGACGCTGAACTTTCCCGATCCTCTAAACCTGCTCGAAAGGTGCAAGACGCTGATCGACGGCATCCAAGACGCGGGCATCATCAAAGACGACTCCAGCTTGTGGCCTGAGCGTCCGACCATCGCCAAAGACAAAGACAATCCACGGATAGAGATAACGATAACACCGGAAGCATAATCATCACCATGAAAACCTACCCACACCAAGAAGGCGACGGCATCATCGAACTCGTCCGCAAAGACGAACACGACGCGGTTGTCCGCGAACTCCAAAAGCTCCTTGCCGATGCCAATCGAGGGGCTGAGCGAAATGCTCACATCAACCGCAGTTTTGCAGGTCAAATAAACCAGCTTCACAGCGACATCCAAGAACTCAACGCCACAAAAGACGAACACGACAAAGCTCTTGAACTGCTCCGTGAAATCCGCGATGACCAAGTAAATGCTCAAGACGAAGCGGACAAGTTCCTGCGCGATCATCAGCCATCAGAACTGTCAAAGCTCCGCGTTGAACTCACCCGCTGGCAGTTGCTGGCGGAGAGGCTGGCGACGGCTCTGGACAACTTGTCTCATGACTGCCACAACCACGCCAAAGACATCATTCAGATTCGCTGGGGCTATGATGGAGACTGTGGATCGAAACTCTCAGCAGAGCAGATTGAAGAGTGCTGCGATGCGGCCAAGCCAGCCCTCGCTGCCTACGAATCCGCCGCGAAAGGAGAACAGCCATGAGCGACACGCCCATTACGGAGAAATTTGCACGAACCGCTGACTGGAAATCGGCAATGGAATTTTGCCGAATACTTGAGCGACTACTGAATATGCAGAGGGACGCTCTGGAAGCTGCCGACGAATGCCTCTCGCTCATTGAGGACGTAGGACACGGGGCAATGTCAGACAATGTGACTGTCACTCGCGGCATAGTGCTCTCTGCGCTTTCACAGAACTATAAACTCAACGGAAAACACCCATGAGCGACACCCCTCGATGCGACCAGCATGTTTCAAACTGGCGTAACCTAGCTCCAGGAGAGGTTTCCACTATGGAGTTTGCCCGACAACTCGAACGCGAACTCAACGCCGCCAAAGCGGAAAACGCGAAGATGCGCGCCACGATGCAGATCATTTACGACGCCGCCGATAGCTGCGCTGATGGTGCTCCTGATGCTTCTGATCACGACAAACTTTGCCTAGAACTCACTCACACTCTCCAACCCCTCCTCAAATGACATCATCACGCAACTCCACCGCCACGGTTCACTTCTCCGACGCCGCACGCGCCGCAGGTCTCCACCTTCGCGGCATATCGCAAGCTTCCGTTCATCTTCTCGCACGCATCCAGTCGGAGCCTATCCCGATTGCGAAACGGATTCGCGGGAAAAACAATCAGCCGACGCCTTCGCGCCAGTCTCACTGCTCAATCGGTCCGCTCATCACAAACGGCCTCGCCGTGCTCCGTGGCGAGCTTTATGTCACGACACCCGCAGGCAACGATTACCTCACCAAGATGAAGGCGGCGGGACTGCTGCACGCATAGAATCACCACCACGACAGAAATCTTATGAGTAGTTCATCTACATTTAAACGTTTGGTCCCATATTGGCGGACTCCTTGCGTCTGCGGTCACGAAGCAAAGACGGCGGAAGAGTGGCAGCTTCACGGCATCGTGTATCAGGGCTGTGGCAAAGGCAGCTCTCCATTTCAGCACCATCGTGGAAGGCGTAAACCGAACGGAAAGGCTGTGGCGACGGTGAGCACAAAATCATGAATGCAGAATTGATCAACTTCGAGCCGTTGCCACCAGTCGCTGGTTCTGTGCTGCCGCGCTGCCCAGCCTGCGGGCGCAAACCCAAGCTCTATGTCAGCATGACATGCAACCAGCCCGACTGGTGGCACGCATCCATTCGATGCCCTCTACCATGTCACGCTGTGAGAGACGCGGGCGATGAACGGAGAGAAACAGCGATCAAAGAGGCGACGCACGCATGGTCGTCCTATGCACAGAACGTCAAGGATCACGCGACCGATGGGGCATGACCAGAATCAAATCTCAACCACCTAACGACATGGCCGAAGCTGTAAACCCCGAAGTAAAAGAGCAGGCCCCATCTGGTCGCGTTAGCCGTGGCACACTTCAAAACATAACCTACATCGTCCCCGTCACGCCATGAACTCCAAAACCTGCAAACGCTGCATGGGCAAAGGCCGCATCCTCGTCAACTCAGGCACTGGCCGCACTGAGCCGTGCCCGAAGTGCTCGCCGAAACTCAACGGCGCGGAGGTGAAAAAGTGAGCAAACCAACTGACTTTCAAGTGATGGCCGCGCTGACTGGACAAGTCGCCAAAGCCGTTCCCGTAGGCGGAGACGTGCGAGACGTTACGACGTGGATCACCCGGCCAATGTGGGAGGCGTTTAAGCGCGCTTTCCTCGGCACTCCACCTTGGACGGTGGCAGGCTCTCAGACCGTGATCGTGGAGTCTTCCGCGTGGCGCTCCGTATCGCTGGTCATGCGCCCGCAACTCGGGCCGCAAACACCTTGCCCACCCGAGCCGACGAAGTAGAATTAGCGTGACAGTAACGCAAAATAACGCTTATGGCCTACACCAAACTATTCAACTCCATCGTCACATCAACAATCTGGTCGGAGGATGATCAAACCCGCATCGTCTGGATTACCATGCTCGCACTGGCTGACAAAAACGGCGAGGTGCAAGGCTCTGTTCCCGGCCTTGCGCGTATCGCTGGCGTAACGGTGGATGCCTGCCGCGCTGCAATCGGCAAGTTTCTCGCTCCCGACCCTGACAGCCGCACGAAAGACGATGAGGGCCGCAGGATTGAGGAAATAGATGGGGGCTGGTCTTTGATCAATCATCGCAAATATCGGGAAATGGCGAGCGATGCCGACAGGGCCGAGAAGGCCGCAATCAGGCAGGCTCGCCACCGTGCGAAGGTAAAGCGCAACGCAGTCACGCCAGAGTCACGCCAGAGTCACGATCCAGTCACGCCAGAGTCACGCCAGAATTCACATGCAGACTCAGACTCAGACTCAGACTCAAAGACAAACCCATCACCCGCGCCAGCTTCGCAGGCTCGAAAGGCGACGAAGGAAAAGCAAACAGACCCAAGGCATAAACCATTCATCAAAGCCTTTTGTGATTCTTACCTGAATGCCATCGGCCAAAAGTTCGACATGAGTGATAAAAAGCACGGAGCACAAATGTCCAGATTCTTAAAAGCACATCCAGACATAGAATTGGAGGAATGGCAATCGGCTATCGACTGGTGCTATCAAGTCCGACATGATCCATTCGCAAAAGCTCCCGCCCATAACATCTCAAACCTTGCTGCATTTTGCGCAGGATGGCCTCAACTCGTCGCCTACCATCAAATCTACCAACCGAAGAAATGAGCTTCAAACGAAACGAAACGCAGTCCGCCGAGGAACTGCTGGCGAATCTCAACCAACCGTTGCCATTCGACAACGACGCGGAGAAAGGTGTTCTCTCCGCCGTCATTCAAGATCCTCGCAGGCTTTACAGCTTCCGCCAGATGCTCCATCCCGAGAGTTTTTACCATGAGGCCAACCGCCTCGTTTGGTCGGAGTTGCTGGCAATGGAGGAAGCCGACGAGCCGATTGATCCGATCTTGCTCACCAACCGGCTACGCGATCAGGGCAGGCTTGATAAAGTCGGGGGACCATCGGCCATCACGGAGCTTTTCATTTTCATCCCATCGCCCGCTCACTCGCTGCATTACGCGCAGGCCGTCAAAGACGCGCACCTGCTACGCCAGACGATTCACGGGTGCCTTCTCGGGATAAAGTGCCTGCAATCGCACGGAGAGCGGCAAGGCGAGGCCGTTAGCAGCACGATCAACGCGGCACTCCAGACAATCCAAGCCATGAGCGAGGGCGCGCAACCATCCGACGCCACCACCGCCACACTCTCTGAATGCCTCGCGGAGCATATGGACTACATGGCCGTTCTTACCGAACGGATTCAGGCTGGGAATAACCCGCTCATTCCAACCGGCATTCCATCCCTTGACGCTGGATGCGGCGGCATCGCCCAAGATGAATTTTGGCTCGTCACCGGCCCCACTAAATCCGGCAAGTCAGTCCTCACCGGGTGCATTGCCACTCACGCAGCTCGCAAGGGCTTCCTCACGAAAGTTTACACGAACGAAGTCGGACGGCGGACATACGCTGGACGCATCCTCGCCAGCGCGGCGGAAGGAATCGACGGCAGCATGGACCGTAAAGGACTCGTCAGCCGGGGACAACAGGACGCTTACGGGAAGGCTCAAAACGAGCTAATGCGAAGCATTGGCAAGCTCATCAAGATCGACAACGCGGCAGGCCGATACGTGGAAGACATCGTCGCTGACATTCGCAAGGAGGCGGAGGCAGGGATGAAGCTCTTTGTTGTGGACCTCATCGGCAAGGTGCGGACTCGGCAGAAATTCAACTCCCGCGAGCAGGAGCTTGCTCACATCTCGCTTTCACTTTTTGAGGCCGGAAAGCGGTTCTGTGTGGCTGGAATCATCGTCGCCCAGGAAAACGAAGACGGCCAAGTCAGAGAATCGCGCTCGCTAGCGATGGACTGTGAGGCATGGCTGAAAATTCAGCACGTCACCACCACGCCAGAAAAGAAGCGTTTCGGCACCACGAAAGAGCCGGAAATCATCCGTGACCGGCGCGACATTGTGGTTGAGCTGGCGCGAGGATTCGCCGCTGGTGATCGAATCCGTTGCATTTTCGACGGCGGGCGCTTCCTTATCCGCGAACTGTCAAACGATCAGGAGGATGACGAATGGACTCACCAATGACCACTACTGAAACATCCCTCGCCCGAATCTTCGCCATCTGCGATCACGTCGCGGAGTCCGGGGATCCGACACGCACCGAGGATGAGGGCAGGGAGGCTGCTCGCGCTTTTCTGGGGCAGAACGATTAAGCCATCCGACCGCGCTTTGGCGGTTCGGATCGGCGGCTTGTTCTGGCCCGTTTTGACCTCCGAAAAAGATTTTCATATTTCCGCTTGCGCTTGTGTAATGCTGCATTACTATTACTCACGCTCAAGAGAGCGCTGTTAAACAACTCAACTCACCAAATATATGTTCAAACTCATCGACACCTTCAATGCTCGCACGATCTCAACTCACCGCACTCTTGACGCTGCGGTCAAGGCTCAAGCTAAGCACTCCCGCGCAGTCAGAAAGGCAAACGGTAGCAGCTCCTACATCCCCAAGAAAATCGTCGAAGTGGTCAACGGCGAAGAAACGCCAGTCGATCAATATGACCTCATGGCCGCAGAACAACGCGTCGGAGCATGAGCCCTGAAAACTACAAATCAGAGCGCATCAAGCGCGGTCTATCACAGGCCGCGCTTGCCGCGTTGGTGGGTGTCTCACGCGGCTGCATCAACTACCGCGAGGCCGGGCATGATCGCTACCCGATCACGGTCGAGGCGTGGCTTGCTATCTGCTCGCTACCAGCAGTGAGCCGCAAAGCTCACGACTGCGCCCCTGAGTTTAGCAAGATCAAATTTCCAAAGCGGCCCGGAAAGCCAAGGGCCAGAACAAAGAGCTAACCAAAAACGGCTAGGCCGTTGTTCGGTTCAGCGGGAGTTCTGCGAATTGTCTTGACGTGATTCCGCCCGAGACGGTATAATCCAGCACGAACGAGGAAATTCATCACCATGCCAGCACTGAAAAACCCCAAGCACGAAGCGTTTTGCCAAGCTGTTGCCAACGGGTCAACTGGCGTTCAGGCTTATCGTGATGAAATCAGCGATGGATGCACAACCAAGACAGCAATGGAGCAGGCGTCACGAATGCTTGCTGACCGCAATGTTTCCGCAAGAGTCGAAGAACTGCAAAAACTGGCAGAAACCACACTCGAAAAGCGCCTCGGCTGGAACAAGGAAAAGGCGCTGACTTACCTCGTTGAAATCCTCGAAACTCCAGTCGGCGAGGTGGATCGAAACCACCGACTGGCGCAGGAGGTCAAAGACACTGAGGACGGATCACAGATCAAACTCCCATCGAAGGCGGACGCAATGAAACAGATTGCAGCGATGACTGGATGGAACTCTCCAACTGAGGTTAAGCACTCCGGCACCGTTGGACTCGAAGGCTTGACCGAGGCTGTCGCCGCTGTATTTCGGAAATAAATCATCACACTATGGACAAACAAGCATTTTTAGCCACTTCCGAAAGAACCAGACTCGCCGTGGCACACTGCGCCAAAGCAGTGATGCAGTTGCATTCCGAGTCAGCCACTATTCACGGCAATGACATCGCAATTGCAGAGATCGCTTTCCCGCGTGATCTCGCAATTCTTGAAGACTTAATTGATCACCTCGACGCTGCGGGCGCTTTGGAGGACGAAGACGAGTGGGCGGTTGAAGTGTTGAATGAAGCTCGCCAGATGGTCAAAGCATGATCACCGCCGCTGAAATCCTCCCCAAGCTCTCCGACAAGCAATGGAGGATGCGGCATCTCCAGCAAATCCTGCCCGAGGATGACGCGGACGGAAAGATGACGCCGCTCGTCCTGCGTGATGAGCAGGAGCAGCTTTTGAGTGAGCGGCACTTCCGCAACTTCATCCCGAAGGCTCGCAAGCTTGGTATGTCCACACTGATCGTATTGGACAATGCCGACGAGTGCATCACGGTCCCGAATACGCATTGTGCCATCGTGGACTTTCGCGAAGAGGATGCCATCAAGAAGCTGAACATCGCGAAGATGAACTGGGAGGCTGGGCCGCAGCATCCTGACCCCGTGATGCGCGCCATCTGGCAGGAGGTCCACCGAAACATCAAGATGACGGCGACGACTGAAAAGCTCGTCTGGTCGAATGGTTCACGGCTCGAAGCTGGGACGTCGTTCATGGGCGGCACTCCACGGCGGATCCATTGGTCGGAAGCTGGTCCGCAATCAGCGCAGGCACCAGAGCGGGCGCGCAAAGTGAAGCGTGGCACGTTCAACGCTCTCGGCGCACATGGTATGCTGGACGTTGAGACGACTATGGAAGGCGGCGAGGGAACGGTTGCGCGTGACATCTTCGACCTTGCTCTAACGATGGTCGGCAAGCCTCTCACGCGGATGGATTGGAAGCTGCATTTCTTCCCGTGGTTCAATCACCCGAGCTACGACCTGCCCGGGCATGTGCCGCAACTGCCCGAGACGCTGAAATACGCCGCCGAGATGGAAGCCAAGCACGGCATCAAGCTCACGCCCTCACGTTGGGCATTCTACGAGAAGAAGAAGCTCGAGCAGAAAGAGGACATCTGGACGCAGTTTCCCACCATCGCCGAGGAGTGCATCAAGACCATCGTCACCGGCCAGATATTCCCCGGCATGGTCACGGCGAAGTCTCAGGGCAGGATCAGGCCGCTTGTGATCGAGCCAAAATACCCGCTCTTCACGTTCTGGGACATCGGCAACGATGGCTTGAGCGCGTGGCTTGGGCAGATGCCGCACCGGGATATTTGCTGGCATCGTTTCTTTCTCACCACCGGCAAGGGCGCGATTGAAGCCGTTGCGCAGATTCAGCGATGGGAGGCGGAGCTTGGCAGGCCAATCGCTATCGCTCATAGATTATGGAAGTTTACGGGTAGGCCACTTGGCCGAGAATGCCGCCTCGCCGTGTGTGGCGATGAACCATCGCTGCCACTCTGGATCACGATCACCGTTCCCGTCGCTGGCGACAAGTGGGACGCCGTGAACTCAGTCCGCGAGCGCATCGCCCGAATGTGGTTCGATCCATCGTGTGAGGTGAAGCAGTCCGACGAGTTCGGCGAGCCGCTGCCGTCTGGCGTTGGCTGCATGATGAACTATCGCACGCAGCCCAAGGCGGCATCTGGTGCAATGCGTGCGCTTCCTCTCCACGATATTAACTCGCACGGCGCTGATTCGATGCTTACCTTCGGGTGCGCTGACGAGCTAGGATTCATCACCTCGGCAGTTGAGGCTGGCGAAAAGCCGAAAAGGCGGCAAGAATGGCAGCAGACATGACACCATACGAAGAAGCGCAAGCAGTCGCCCGCCGTGTCGGCCTCGACTTCCACGCGGCGCTCCATGAGCACCTTGAGCGCGGGTATATCTATTCGAGTCCCGAGTGCTTCATCATGGCGCACGACGCGGAGCACAACGGAGAGTTGGCGGTGTTCGTCACTCTTGCCTGTGGCAGCATGGAGCACTTTGTCAGCATCGACCCTCGCAGGGAGGAACGGCGATGGCTGGGCTATGTTCGGAAGGATGGCGAGGAGGCGAGATGGTTGCCATATTCGCGCTTGCATATAAGAGATCATATATGATTCTCGTCCCATTATGGGAGGCTCCGCAAAAAAACCCAAAGCACCACCACCAGCGCCCGCGCCAGTGCGCGCAGACTCCGCAGCAGGCGAGCAAGCCGCAATCACTGCCGGGCGTCGTGAAGGTCTGCGAAAGACGATCAATCCTGATAACCCGCTCGCGCCAGCGTCCGCCCTCGGATCCATTGGCAAACTCGGCATGGGAGGCGAAGGTGTGATGCTGAACACCTACACGCCACCAGCGTCGTCCATGAAGCCTAAACCCGGCTCGAAATACCTATGAGCGAAGCCACCGAGGGCACAGAGCAGACGAAAGCATGGCTCAAGCGTTTTACCGCGCTCAAAAATGCGCGTGGCGTTTGGGATACCGCATGGCAAGAGATCGCTGAGCACGTCTTTCCTCGCAAGGCTGGCATCACCCAGAAGGACTACACTCCGAACAATAACCGGGATGCTCGGCTTTATGACACAACGGCAATGGATGCCCTCGGTAAATCTGTTGCTGGTTACATGTCATGGACGACGAACAAGACGCAGCCTTGGTTTGAATACACGCCCGTCTTGCAGCAGCGCCGAAGTGACCCGGTGAAGAACTGGCTTCGCGAGTGCTCGATGGTGTCGCAGGAATACATTGCCGACTCGAATTTCTACACAGAGCGCCATGAATACCTCTCCGACGTGTGGGGATTCGGCACCGGCTGTATGTTCATCACTGTGACGCCCCAGGGAAAAACGCATTTCGAGAAGATCAAAATCGGAACCTACGTCTTTTGGCAGGACGAAAACAAGCAAGCCTGCGGCATCATTCGCGAGATTAAGTTCACAGCCTACCAAGCGTCGCGGCAGTTCGGGGCCGAGAATCTGCCGAAGCACATCGCGGAGAAGCTCGAAAAGGAGCCTGATTCTGAGTGCTGCTTCTACCACGTCGTAGAACCGCGTGATCCATCTTTGCAGTCCAATGAGCAATTCGCCCCATCAAAGCGAAAGGCTTTCTTGTCCTGCTACTTTGAAAAGGTGTCTGGCAAGGTCATGCAGGAGGGCGGATTCGATCACTTCCCGTTCGTTATTGGCCGCTTCCTGAACTGGGACGCTCTCGACTTTGGCGACGTGTGGGGCTACGGGCCGGGCTTCACGCTCTTGCCAGAGTCGCGGCAGTTGAATTTCTTCCGCATGATGTATGACACGTTTGTTGAAAAGCGTGTCTTCCCGCCGATGGCCGTTCCTGACACGTTCGAGGGCACGCTCAAGACTGCTCCTCGGGCCATGAACTATTACGGCGCTGGAATGCAGCCTGACGCCATCTTCCCGTTGCAAGTCACGGGCGATTTCGCGGAGGGCGAAAAGCATATTCAATCACGCAAAATGATGATCCATCAGCTTTGCCACTTGGATATGTTCCAGATGTTCAGCCAGCTATCAGCGGCAGGTTACGAGATGACGGCGTATCAGAGCAACCTACTCTCAGGCGAAAAGCTCGACGCCATCTCTCCAGCCTTTGACCGTGACACGGGCGAGTGCATCAATCCGATGATGGTCCGTCTCTTCGATCTATGGGCCGAGAATGGGATGCTGCCGACGCCTCCACAAGAGGCAATTCAAGCAGTCGGGCCGAACATGATCCAGCTTCCGACTCCAAAGATCACGATGACATCGCGGCTCGCGCTGGCCTTGCGCTCAATCACTCTGCGCGCCTCTGATGAGGTGATGCAGACTGCAGCTGCGCTCGCGCCAGTCGATCCAAGTGTGATGGATCACCTCAACACGGGTTATTACATCCGTGAGAAATCCCGCCTCGCCGGGTGTGATCCTCAGATGCTCAAGCCTCTCGAAGAAGTGGCCGCGATTCAGCAAGCCCGTGCGCAGGCACAGCAAGCCCAAGCTGCCGCGATGATGGCGAAGGATGCCGCTGGCGCCGTAAAAGATGTTGGCGGCATCGAAAAAGTGGGCGAGTTAATGGGAGCGTAATCACGCATCATCAAATCATCACCATGACATCACGCGATTTTTGTTTCTGGCTGCAAGGCTACTTTGAGATTTCCAACGCGCCTCTCCTTAGCGAAGCTGAAACAGCTATGGTAAAGCGTCATCTTGCGCTCGTCTTCAAGCACGAGATTGACCCATCAATACCTGATCCAACTGGAGAGTTGCAAGCAACTCACGACGGGAAACCCAGCGGCATTTTGCTTCGTTGCTGATATGACACCCATCGAAACCTACCTCCAGCCGATCGACGGCACCGTCGCGCAGATCCACGAAAATGCCGCGCTGGCAGTCTTAAAGCTGCGCGACAACGAGGATTTCATAACGCTATTCCGGTTCATGGAGATGTCTTGCGGCGGAACCCTCACATCTACTTTTGTGGACACTAAGGGCAACCCTCTCGACGCGCTCAAGGCCGCGCAACTCGACGGCTCGAAAGCCTTCCCGCGCTTCATTCTCGATACGATCATCAGCAACTACAGACCATGAGCTATTCAATCACCCCAGACCAGCGCGTCCTCAAAGACGGCGAAGATGTCGGATTCATCCGTGACAGCATCTGCTACACCGACAGTCCGCCGAAGGGCCGAGGAGTCTCCACTTTCCGCGCCATGGCCGGAGACTCTGAATTGCAGTTCAAGCCGCTGCCCACCATTTCCGCCGTTGAGGTTGTCGATGCCCTCGACGTGCCGGAGCCTGTCGCCAGTTGTGATGATCTGGCGGCAGGCATTCTTTCCATCCCAGAGCCTCCGCGCTCCGCAGTCCTGGGTGATCGTGATCCCGAATGGCAGCGTTGGTTTGTTGCCACACACGGCGAGGCGGCATTCTTGGCTAAGTGGCCTACCCGTAAACTTCCATAATCTATGAGCGACCCAGCATCACCACCCGCAGCAGACCCAACGCCATCACTCGGCAGTCTTGGCAATCCTGATCCATCGGCACCTCCGGCCAATACGCCGATTGCGCCGACAACCGCGCAGTCATTCACCGACCTGCTCGACGACAAAGGAGGCTTCAAACAGGACTGGACGAAAGCCCTGCCCGATCACCTGAAACCCTTTGAAGGCTCGCTCTCGAAGTATCCGACGCCGTTCGATGCGCTCGCAGGACTCGGCAACGCGCAAAAGCTGATTGGCGCTCGTCAGTCTGTGAAGCTCCCCGGCGAGGGCGCGACAGATGAGCAATGGGGCCAATACCGGGCAGAGATTGCCAAGATCACGGGTGCTCCCGAGAATGCGGAAGGATACGGCATCAAAGCGCCGGAAGGTAAAGAGCTTGCGCCCATCGCTGGCGAATTTGCTCAACTTGCTCACAAGTATGGGGCTGCGCCCGAGTTCGTCCATAAGGCTGTTGATCTTTACAACAAGGCTATGGGCGACTTGGTTTCTCAGTCTGAAACTGCACAGAAGGCCGAGGGCGAGGCGCTGATCACCAAGATTAACTCCGAATGGGGCAAAGCTGCCGCTGAGAACTGGCAGCAGACAAAACGCGGCATTGCCATCCTTGGCGGTGATCCGACCAAAGACACCTATTCGACTGAGGATGTCATCAGGATGGGCCTCGCCGCTGATAAGATGTTCCGCGAAGACTCCGGACTGATCAACGGCGACAGGGGGAACACAATGGCAACGATTGACGAGAAGATGGCGCAACTTCGCGCTGATCCTGCGTTCCAGAATCCGAAGAATGACAAGGATATCGCTCGTCAGTTGGAGATTCAACAGCAGCTGATTGCGCTGCATGAGGCGAAGAAAAAGCAGTATTGACGGCGCAATCTATAAGACATTTGGCAGACTTTGTTTTATAGGCGTTAGAATTCAGCGGTATCTCAGAAATGAGGTGCCGCTTTTTTGTGCTTGCGCCGGTTATCATATATGATATAACTGCCGCCAGTTGGACCCGAAAGGATACTCCAGCGCCCCCGCGCAACGAGGCCCGCGACTGCGGATACCCAAGGAGCCGGAAGACATGACTCTTCCTCTGCCAAGCCCCCAAGGCTGGCGCAATCCCTCCATTCCTTTCCACTCTATGAGTGCAATCCCTGACTACTATCCCGACCAGTTCTCCACGAGCTGGCAAGACCGACTCCAGCAGACCGACAGCCGCTTGCAAGGCGCTGTTGAGCGTTCCGACTTCTCCGGCGAACGCAAAAAGTTCAATCTCGTCACCGCTTTTGAGGCATCCGAGATTTCCTCGCGTCTCGAAGAGACTCCAGTGGTTGAGTTCGCTGGCTCCGAATACTGGCTCTATCAAGCGCCCTGCCACGTTCCAACGTGGTTTGACAAGTATGACTCGCACTTCCTCGGTCAAGTGGTTCTCCCGACCTCTGACACCGTTCGCGGCCATGCTTCCGAGATGAACCGCAAGATTGATGACATCATCATCTCGGCCTTCTTCGGCACCCGCTACATTGGCGCGGCTGGCACGACTACTGACGCGCTTCCCGCTGGTCAGAGCATCGCCGTGGATTATGTCGAATCTGGCACCGCCGCTAACTCCGGCCTAACCATCGGCAAACTCCGCCGCGCTGCGAAAGTGCTCAATGAGGCTGAGGTGCCATTCAATGACCGCTTCATCGCGGTCACTGCGCAGGAAGCCGAAGACCTCCTCCGCACGACTGAATTCACCTCCGGCGATTACAGCAACGTGAAAGCGTTGGTCAACGGTGGAGTCGATGGACTCATGTTCATGGGCTTCAAGTTCATCATGTCGGAGCGTCTCCCCAAGACTTCCGCCACCGGCATCACTTCCGTCCCTGTGTGGCACAAGTCGGGCATCAAGCTTGCCATCGGTGAGCGTGGCACTTCGATGAATGTCATTCCTCAGCGTAACGACGCGCTCCTGATCCGCTCTCACCTCATGCGCGGTGCTGTTCGCACTGAGAATGAGAAGGTCGTCCGCATCTACTGTGACCGCGAACCCTAATCCTTAACGGAGGCGCGGGGGAGTAAAATCCCCCTCGCTTTCAACTCCTCACCAACATGGCCGCAACAGTTACATACGACTTCCGAATGGAGCCTTGGAAGGGCACCGTATCAGCCACCTCAGTTGAGGGCGGTTTTGATTCTCAGGTGATCCTTTCCACGACTAACTTCAACGCCA